TAGATATTACAGCCCTGTGGCATTAGATGAGCAGTACGCATCAGAGGGCGGCGGTAAGCCAAAGGGCTACAGCATTGTGGGCGATGAGATAAAACTTCGCCCTGTGCCTGACGCCACATACGAGATGGAGATTGTCTATATCGGCTCAATTGAGGCGCTGTCTGCGACCAACCTGACAAACACAATCTTGAGCCGGTCGCCTGATGCTTATCTTTATGGCGCACTCGCTGAGGCTTATGCTTACCTCTTGGATGAGACTAGGGCGTCTCAGTATATGGCTCGATTTGACAAGGCTCTGGCGCAAATAAAAGTGGATAATCAACGCGCGCATTATGGCACAGGCTCGCTGCAAATCAGCAGCATCTATCAACGGCAATCGCAAGCAGCGGGGACTTAAATTATGTCTGCAATGAGTGACTATCTTGAAAACGAAATTCTCGACCATATCCTTGGAACCGGCGCATATACTATGCCGTCTACTGTTTACGTTGGGTTGGCCACCGCGTCTTTTAATGACGACAACAGCGGCACTGAACTGACCGGCAACAACTATGCGCGTGAAAGCGCCGCGTTTACTGCCGCAGCGTCTGGCACAACCTCAAACAGCGCGGCGATTGAGTTTAACGCAGCGACTGGCTCTTGGGGCTTAGTTTCGCACTTCGGCATATTCGATGCGGCAAGCTCCGGTAACCTGCTTATTCACGGTGCGTTCACGACTGCCAAGACAATTGCGTCTGGCGATATCCTGAAAATCCCAACAGGTGACCTAGACATTACCGCAGCTTAGAGGCGGGTAGATGGCAACGAACAACCCACAACTTGAGCAGTTAACTGGCAGCATTGACGCGCTGCCAGCGAGCCTCGACAGCCTAGACGCCCTGCCTTGGTGTAATCCTACACTTGAGCAGCTAGACGCGTGGGGTACGCTTGAGCAGCTAGACGACTTCGGCTACACGCTGGACGAAATAGGCACCGGAGATCGCCTGTGCGTTCTTATTGCTGATGGGTCAGCATCTGTTGCTATCACGGCAACCGGCGCGGTGTTGTTTGCTACTGAGTTCGACGCAAGCGTTAATGTTTCCGCATCCGCCACGGCCACACCTCAGCGCGTTCAGCACTTTGATGCGGCTGCGTCTGTTGCGGTTACATCTACCGGCACGGCAAACCGCATACAAAGCGTGTCAGCCTCAGTCACTGGCGCGGCAGGCGTTACGGCTAACGCCATCTTTATTGCGTCCTACGGCGGCTCTGCGGGGATTGCGTTTAATGCGACAGCTCAGGCTTTTGTTGTCCTAAGTGTTGAGGGCGTAGCCAGCGCAACGATTACATCTGCGTCAGCGCCGGTCGGCACGTTTGTGATGTCGGGGTCGGCAAATGTCTCAGTGAGTGGTACACTCACCGGAGAAATATTAGGAGAGGCTTGGGCAGACGAGGCTGACACTGCCGCAGTTTGGACTGACACCACAGACGCACCGGCCATTTGGTCTACTGTAACGTCTGGCGCAACAGGAGTTTGGTTAGGGCAATGATTACGTTTGGTGAATGGCTGCCTGACCAGCCTGATTATTTAAATGCTGGGGTTATTGACGCGCATAACGTGGTGCCTGCCTATAATGGTTATCGCAGCCTAGGTGAATTTGTAGCCTACTCTGACAGCGCGGATAGCACTCTTTTAAATGTTTTTTCGGCTAAGAACTCATCTGGCGGTGTTCGTCTTTTTGCTGGTGACGCCAGCAAGCTTTATTTGTTTAATCAAGTAGGCTCAACTCTTGATGACGTTAGCGCGGCTGGCGGGTATTCACTGCTCTCATCTGAGCGTTGGCGTTTTGTTAAATTTGGCGAAGAAGTTATTGCCGCTGGTGGTATTGGTGAAAGCCTGCAAAAGTTCAATGTGTCTACTGACAGCGCATTTAGCGTCTTGTCAGCAAGCGCACCAAAAGGCGATTTTATTGCTGTTGTGCGTGACTTTGTTTGGGTTGCCAATTTAGACACAGGCTCTGGCCGTGTGCCGTATCGCTGCTACTGGTCTGGCTTTAACGATACTACAGCTTGGACGGCTGGCACGGATCAGTCTGACTTCCAAGATATACCGGATGCCGGTGCCATTACTGGATTAGTGGGCGGTGAATATGCCACCATTCTTATGGAGCGAGCTATTGTTCGCGCCACTTACACTGGCCCGCCGCTAATCTGGCAGTTCGATAAAGTTGAGACTGCTCGCGGCTGTCAGGTTGCTGGTTCAGTCTGCAACATTGGACATACAGTTTTCTACCTGTCGGATGACGGTTTCTACGCATTTGACGGCTCTAGGTCGCAGCCAATCGGCGCTGAAAAAATAAATTCTTGGTTTTTCGATGATTTTAACTTCGGCTACAAAGATAAGATGACATCTGTGGTTGACCCGCAGAACCAGTTAGCTATTTGGTCATATGTCAGCAATAGTGCCATCGACACAACGCCAGACCGTCTTCTTATTTACAATTATGCTTTGGGCAGGTGGTCTTATGCCACAGTCCGCACTGACTTAGTAGCGCCATACTTCACGGCTGCCTACACGCTGGAGAACCTAGACCAAATTTCTGGCTCTCTTGACGCTTTGCCAGCATCTTTAGATAGTGCGCTATATAAGGGTGGTCAGTATCTGTTTGGCGGGGCATTGGGCGATAAGATTCATTCGTTTTCTGGAGACCCGCTAGAAGGCACGGTTATCTCTGGCGAGACAGGCATTGCCACAGGAAACCACACAATCGTGACAAGGGCGTATCCTTATCACGAGGGCGGCACTGTTACTGTAGCTATAGGGCTTAGGGGCAAACACACAGACACTGTGGCATATACGGCGGCTGGCAGCGTTAACGACGCTGGGTTTGTGCCGTTTAGGGCGCAAGACCGATACCACAGAGCTAAAATGGTTCTGTCAGGGCAATGGTCATACGCGCAGGGCTTAGACATTGAGGCTAAAAAGGTTGGCCGCCGATGACTATTGAGCAGCGTACTACTAACTTCCGCACGTTAAATCCGGTCACGGCTACGACACGCGAGATTGCCGAGGTTCTGAACCGTACGATTAACGGCGGCTTAAATAGCGTTGGATACGTCACGTTTCCGTCAAATACAACGCAAACAACCGTACAAGACCCGCGTTATTCTACATCTAGCTTGGTTTTCTTTACAGGCGTAGACCACGACCCTTGGCACCACAATCCATATGTTGATAGCACATCAACTAACGGTACTATGATTATAAACCACGACAATCAGGGACATGATGCACCATTCGCCTACCTTATTATCGGCTGAAGACAGGCTGAAAGAGAAGTTTGAGAAAAACCGCAAATACATTGCGGATGCGCTTGAATACTCTGGAGGCACGCACTCAATAGACGATGTTTACCAAGCCTGCGCTGTTGGTGAGGCACAGTTACATCCATTAGAAAAGTCGTGTATTATAACCGAAGTTGTTGACTACCCCAGCCTAACCGTGTGCCGAATCTGGCTTGCAGGCGGTGACTTAGATGAGTTGGTTGAGGCTGAGAAGTCTATTGCAGTTTGGGCTAAGGCTCAGGGATGCGATGCGATGGAGATCAATGGCCGTAAGGGCTGGCAAAGGCAACTCAAAGATTACACCGCTACGTCGGTGGTTTTGACAAAGGAATTGTAATATGAGTAAAGGCGGTGGTGGAAACACCAGACAAATCACCCAGACGACTAGTGCGCCAAAATACGCGCAGCCGTTTCTGGAGTTTGGGTTATCCGAGGCTAAAGAGTTATATGGCCAACAACCTGAGTATTATAGAGGCCCGACTACCGTAGGGTTTGCACCTGAATCTGAAATGGCTCTTTCAGCAGCGCGTGAGCGCGCCTTGGGCGGCTCTCCGCTTGTTACAGGAGCGCAGTCCCTAACAAGTCAGGCGATGGCTGGCGAGCTGCAAAACCTCGCTATGCCATATGCGCAGGGGTTGGCAGGTGGTGCTAACCTCGGTGAGTCAATCGACATGACGCGCCAGACGGCTCGCGGTGACTTCCTTAGCGGCTCACCCGGTCTTAGTGGCGCTATTGAGCGCGCCTTAGACCCTGTTGAGGAGCGTCTGGAGGCTCAACAAAGTATGGCTGGGCGTTATGGCAGCGCATACGGCCAAAGAGCCGCAGCAGACGCTATGAGCCGCGTTGCCGGTGACATAGCTTACCGAGATTACGCCTCAGAGCGAGCAAATCAGCTTGCGGCTCAACAGAACCTCGCATCATTGCAACAGGCGCAATATGGTAGCCAGCTTCGCGGTATGGGTGCGCTGGGTCAACTTAGTTCGGCAGATATACAAAGACGCCTTGGAGCCGCAGCGGCAGCCCCCGGTATGGCAGAGCTTGACTACTCTGACTTGGCAAAGTTGGGTGCCGTCGGAGCCGCTAGAGAAGGCCAATCACAGGCCGAGCTTCAGGCTAACATTGACCGCTTCAATATGGAGCAACAGCAGCCGCTTACGTCCTTGGCAAACTATATGGCTACGGTGCAAGGCGGAACTGTTGGCGGGCAAAGCACCCAGCCGGTATTCAGAAACACAACAGGCGACTTCTTGAGTGGCTTGAGTGGTCTGGCTGGCGTTGGCAAGGCATTTGGGATTCTATAGGTCAGGGGTTTAGGCATGAGTGTAGGTACAGAAACATTTTTGCGATTGCTGCAACAGCAGCAGCAGGCGGCTCCGAC